GCTACAAGCGCTCGCTGGCCAGGCACAGGACACGACCGGTCAGGTCGATGATCTCGCGGATGCTCTCAACAACTTCGGCAAGGCGGCACTCGACGAATCGGGAGCGACGATCGCCTTCCATCAGGCGATCGACGACGCAACCCAGGCCGTGAAGGACAACGGCGCGACCCTCGATCTGAACACTCAGAAGGGTCGCGACAACCAGAAGGCCCTCAACGACATCGCGTCCTCAGCGGTGAACATGGCCGGAGCTCAGGCAACCGCTGGCGCGTCCCAGGAGACTCTGACGGCGACCGTCAAGTCCGGCCGCGATGCGTTCATCGCCGCCGCGCTACAGATGGGCCTCAACGCACAGCAAGCGAACGACCTCGCGGACCAATACCACCTGATCCCCGGCGACGTGTCAACGGCTGTCGGCGTGACCGGAGTGCCTGAAGCTCAGGGGCAGGTATCCAATCTGCAGGCGGCGATCAACAGCCTGACGGGCAAGACGGTGATGATCTACGCCCAGGCCGACATCGCGTCAGCGCGCGCCGCAGGCGAGACGCTCCGCGCGAACTCGATGGCCGCCGCGAACGCCTACGCCACGGGTGGCGTGTATACCACCTACGGAAAGGCCACCGGTGGGGCCATCAGCGGCCCGGGCGGCCCTCGGGATGACAAGGCAGGTGTCTACGCGCTCTCAAACGGCGAGCACGTACTTACCGCGTCGGATGTCAGCGCGATGGGTGGGCAGCAGGGCGTTTACCGGTTCCGCGCCAGTCTCCACGGCTATGCCGACGGCGGCGCGGTTCCCTACTTCCGCCCCGCGACGGCATATGCCAGCGCTCCGTCGATAACGGTCAAGACGTCCGACCGCCCTATCTACATGGACAACGCACTGTTCGGAATCCTGCGCGAGATGGCGAATGGTGAGGCGCAGATCGTCGTGAACAAGGACAAGGCGTCGCAGACGCGTCGCGCACGAATGGGAGGGTAACGATGGCTTACGCGCCGACGCTGAACCTCTTCACGGACGCCGCGCCGATGCCACGAGCCGAGGTGCTTTTCACCTCGTTTGCTGCCGGCACCACCGCCGTGGATGTCTACCGACTCGCTGCCGGGAGAGAGTACCTCGTCAGAGGTGGTGTGAAGGCTCCGGTAGCGGGCGCGCTATCCATCATCGACTTCGATATCCCCTTCGGCGTCCAGGTGCAATATCGGGCCGAGATGTTCGATGCCTCCCGCCTGTCTCTCGGGTTCACGGATTCGACCGTCGTGACGATGGACGTCCAGGAGACATGGGTGCACAACCCGCTCGACCCGCAGGGCGCCACTACGGTCGCGTTTCGGAGTAATGCCGCACGGGATCTCCAGCGGCCCACCGAAGGCGAGGTTGTTTGGCCTGAGGGACGGACCGTCGGCGTCGTCGTTTCCGGGCAGCGTCGGGGCATTCAGGACGCGACCCTGGATGTGATCGTGGACTCGATCGAACAGGCTGATCTGTTGCAAGCCATGTTCGGCAGCTACGGCACACGCACGACTCCGGTCATCTGCTTCCGCATCGGCTCCGACGATCGCGTGCGGCTGCCCCGGCCGCTCTTCGCTGGAATCCTGTCGTTCTCGGAACAGGACCAGAACTACGCGATCGGCACGGGCGAGAAGATCGCTTACGCGATCACTGGCAGCGAAGTCTCCCCACCGACTCCCGCCCTTCTAGTGCCGCTGCTGACTCGCGCGGATCTCAACGCTGCATTTCCTACGAGAGCAGCGCTAAACGCCTTCTTCCTCACGCGTCTTGACGCTAACCGTGCGTACCAGTTGGCAGGAACGGCGTAGTGGTTCGGGCTCACACGTCGGGGGTAGAGAACGTTCTCACTGGCAGCCACTCGGCCAGGCTCATCATCGACGTGTTCCACGGTTCGGACAGGGTCATGCAGGGCGTCGAAGCTACTGATTGGACCCTGGAAGGAGACCTGACCCGAGACGTCAAGTTCTCCGGTTCTGCCACATTCGCATACCAGTCGGTCTCCGGCGAGTCCGCTGTACCGAAGGGCACCGACGGCGTCTTCTCCCCCTTCAAGGCGCGCCTGCTCCTCACGATGGAGATCGCGGCCGGCGGCTTCTCCGAACTCATCACGCTCGGCTGGGCGCGGGTAGTCACCGTCCCGTCCGGCGTGGACTACTTCGCTGACAGCCACAACTTCGGACGGTTCGTTGTGGCATCCATCGTCCAGGTCGAGTTTCTGGGCCTGGAAGAGAACGTCCGCCGTCGAGGCTTCAGATACCCGGAGCAGCCACCGTCGCTCACATCAACGTACGCAGAGCTGCGTCGCGTCACCGGAATGACCGTTGTGCAGACGGTTCCCGACAAAGCGCTCCCGGCCGGCATCACCTACGACACGAGCGAAGGAGGGCGGCTGAAAGGGGTCCAGATGCTGTGGGACAACCTCGGCTGCGTCGGCGTCATCAACTCGACCGGCGCCTGGGTGGGCGTACCCAAGGTCCCCGGCGACCCGGTCGGAACGTTGGCGATCGGTCCCGAGGGAACCATCATCGACATGGGCTACGAAGCGGACACGGACACGGTCTACAACTGTGTCGTCGGCACCTTCGAAGACGCCGACCGAAACCCCATCTACGCGGTCGCTGAAGTGCTCGATGGCCCGCTGGCCACCTCAGGCCTGTACGAGGAGAACACGACCTATTACTCGTCGTCGACCCCGACCACGCAGGCCACTGCGAACGCCACGGTCCGAGCGCTGCTGTCGCAGTCGATTGGTGGTCAGACGTACCAGGTTCCCATCACGTGCATTGCTACGCCGCTGATCGAGCTTGGAGATGTTCTTGAGGTCACGGAGACGATCGGGTTCGATCCCGAGCTCGACTCTGTCCGCCCTGAGGCAGAAGTCATTCTGCAGGGACGCGCCATTCACTACCGAATGTCCAAGGGTGCGCTGATGGATGTAACCCTGGAAGTGCAGAGGAGTCTGGCGTGAGAGACGCAGTCGACATCCTCGCTAGTCAGCTGAAGAAGATCCCGGACGTCGACCGTCGCACAGCCGTTTTCGTGCGGATGGACGGCAACTTGGCCGTCGTGAATGCCCCCAACACGATCAGTGTGCCATGCGTGGGCTTCTACCCGCCTGTGCCAGGCATGACCGTACAGATGGAGCGGATCGTCGGCCAGTGGAAGGTAACCGGCCCTGCCGTTTCCCTCCCCGCCGTAGGTCTGATCAGCGCAACAGGAACGCCACAGGCGACCGTCACGATCGCGGGAAAGAACTACCAGCTCTACTACCGATCTGGGTACGCACCCTCGATCGGTGACCAGGTCGAGGTCAACTGGGCAACCGGCGTCATCCAAGGGAAAATCAC